TGAGCGTCTCTTCGAAGAACAGGAATGGCGCTTCTTGCGCCATCTGGAAGAGGGCCCGGTTGATGAACAGGTCAACTCGGGCAATCGCATCAGGCGATTGAGTTGGAGCCCAATCAGCTTGGGAGAAGATAGCGTTGCGGATTTCCTGTAGGTTCACTTGTTTCTCCGCTTAGCAGTCTACTCCGGATCCGTCCCCAGCACTCCCCCAGGCGCGAGCCCAGGGGAGTGTTGAGGTTGGATTGTTGGATGAATCAACCGCCGTGGCAGTCGATCCAACAGGTGGCGTTGGTCAGTGGCCCAGCAGCAGCGCCCACCGTACACCACCCAACAGTTTCGTTGGTAGTGTCGGTAATCGCACTTGCATTGGCGACGGCATCCAATCCTGTTCCAGCAGTAACTGCACCACCAGAAGTAACGGCTGTATCGACTGTCAGTACCGTACCATTCCCGGGAGTGACGAGCCCAATCCCGCGCTTCAGGATGAAGCCAAAGGAGCCCGCAGCAATAGCGTGCTGGGCGACACCCATGACGCGTTCAGGAGGTACTACCGTACCAGCCGCAGTCAACTCACCGAGGTAGGTTGATGCTCCATTGAGGCGCTGGATGATCTTTCCAGCACTCCAAGCGGCGGCAGCAGCCGCGTCATTCTGGACGTAGACCCAAATACGGGGTCCTTGTCCAGCGCGGTCATCGCCACCTGCGGAGGCAGGCTCTTCCAACTCGAACCCGAGGGGCGCGAGTTGATCGGTTGAAACAGTGGTGGAAACAAGTCCAGCAGCAGTAGTAGTCATGTCGTAGTCCTTTAGGGAATGGCTGCGCCAGTGACGACGCCGTTTGCACGAAGTTGATCGCAGTACATGCCCATGTTCAGAACGTACTCATAGCGCCACATGTCCTGCTCGGGAATCCGAATGGGACCACGAACGGCGAAGTCGCCCTTCGTCTCCATGCCCGAATCGTGGCCCAGCGTGTAGATGTGCCAAGTATCAGTCTTGAGCATGTAGATGACACCGTTGTTGGAGCCACCAGTGGTGAAGTTACCAGCGGTGATTCCGTCAGAGATTGACTGCTCCAGGAAGAAGTCTGCCTCCATGAACGGGATGCCTTGACGGAGTTGGGGGGGAGCCTTGTCTCCCTCAACCTTCATCACGCGGACCTGATCGTCCAAGTCGTCGATGTAGTTGAGGTAGGAAGTCTCGTCACCCAGCAGCAGGTCAACGGGGCCACTCGTCTTTGAGCCCTGGCGGCTCGCAGCGTAGTAGGCTTGACGCATCGTTGCACGGCCGTCCGTGGCGAACGAGGTGACCTGACCGAACTGGTTGTGCCAACCGGCGAGACCGCCAGCACCACCTGTCTTGAGCAGGTTGAACACCGTGTCGACCTGGGTGGCAGGAGGGGCGAACTCGAACACACCGTTCCGAGCAGTGCCCTGCGGGTTGTAGTTCTGGTCACCATTCAGAGTGAGGAAGCCACCGACGCCCGCAGTCGAGTTTCCGCCAGCAACCTGGTCAGAAATCCGCTCGTGGAAATCAGAGAGGGCCAGTTCGGGATAACGCTTGATAATCTTGGCAAGATCGTTCTCACCATTGGCTTCCGCCATGTCCTTTCCAGGAACATCAAACGCATAGATGAGCCTCGGAGCGAAGGTATCGCCGCGACGGGCGTTCTGTGCCCGACCACCAGCGATGACTTCCGAGCCTGTGAGTACTTGGGTCACAGTACCGGGCCCGTCAGTCACAACCACGAACTCGCGGAAGGGACCTTTCAGGGATGCCCGATCAATGTTCCCCTTACTAACAATACGCTCCATGAGCGGATGCCAGAGCGAGAATAGCTCCGAATATCCCGGAGCCAAGTCCTGCAACGCAGTTGCAAGGACATCAGGATTGATTGCCATTTGGGATTGTCCTTTGTGGGATTAGGAGCAAAGCTCCGGGTGATGAGGGGTGTGAAATCTACCGTTTTCCGCCCGAGTGGACCTTGAGTGCCCGCTTGGCGGCCATTCCTCGCATCTCATCCAGGGTCTTGGTCCCAGACATGGAGGCTTCGGCAGCAGCGGGGCGTGATCCGCCCGTGGCTCCGTTTGTAATCTTCGACGCAGGCCGAGGCTTGGACGCGGCCTTCTTGATTTCCTTGGCGACCGCCTGCTTGGCCTCAGTGGCCGCAGTTTCCTTGCCCAGGAGCTTAGATTGGGCTTCCGCAAGGCGATACGCGTACTCATCGGAGACACCATCCCGCTTTGCTTCGATTGCTACCTGAAGTACCTCTTCGGGGAGGTCAATCAGCTTGGCAGCGACATATCCGTCCCAAGGGCCGCCCAAATCGCCTTCTTCGGCCATGAATGCACCGAAGCGTTCCAGCTTGGCCGAGTCTTCCTTGATATGAGCGTGATGTTGCCAGAACTGCTCCACATAGTCTTGGACTGCTACGTCAGATAGCTCTTTGTAGTAGCCCTGAAGCTGCTCGAAGTCCGAGTTCCGATGTCCAAGCTGGCCACGCAGGTCTTCAAGCTCCGAAGTCATCTTCCCGATGCGGGGATCCTCTTCTTCGTTGAGCATCGCGGTGTAAACCGACCGAAGCTCTTCGATCTCTTCCTTCTGGCGAGAATAGTCCTGTTCAAACCGTGAACGGATGTGCCCAGCGCCCTCTCGGAAGTGTTCTGGGAGAGAAGAATCCACTCCATCCCAATCGGACCACGCAAATGCGGGAGTATCGGGGGTAGAGGCTGGCGAAGTCGCAGCAGCGGGAGGCGCACCTGCTGAAGACGACGCTACAGTACCTCCGGTAGGCGCAGAAACAGGCTCCACTACAGCCGCAGGGGCCGCAGGCGCGGGAGCGTTGGCGATCTCGTCGCTCAAAGTGCTTCTCCACCACCACCGAAGGCGCGGGAAGCAGCAGCGGAGCGCATATCAGAAAGAAGCCCGGCAGGAATCCCCTCTTCTGCACCCATCTCCTCTCCACCAGCCTCAAACTGCGTGTACAAGTCTTGGAGTTCCTGCTTGTACTGCTCACCTTCGGGGGTTGTAGGGGCCCAGGTGTCAATCAAGCCCATGACACCCTCATCCAAAGAGGCATACTCCATCGGAGCTTCCTCTTCCCCACCCTCGTAGGGCATTTCGCCCTCTTCGGCAGCCATCTCGCCTTCTTCGGCGGCTTCGGCTCCCATTTCAGCGGCTTCTTCGCCCATAGCCTCGTCGGCTGCCCCTACATCCTCAAACTCCGCTTCCATTTCGGATTCTTCGTCCTCGGCGTAGGGCATGTCGTCGTTTTTGTCGGCCATTGGCGTATCTCCCTGAAAAAGTTCTACCCAAGTACACTTGTCTCGTCAAGCATTGCTGAAAATCTTCCCCTCTCCACGGGCGATTTTTTCATGTTTTGCCGTTTCAGCCTTCACTCGACGGCCTCGGTCCTCGTGATCATCGAATCCGAGGCGCTTCGCTGACACGTCCGCCCGGGCGCGGGCATTATCCTTGAACGCAGTGAAGGAAGAGTCGTTCGGGTCTACGATTTTCCGATCAGGACGACCCTCGAAATACCTTCGCATCTCCGACCTGGAGGTGAATGATTGCCCAATCTGGTCGATGACCAGTGGTTTGGAGGGCATAGGCCCAACTGTGGGTACTGCGGAGATGATTACCTTCGCTTGGAGCCCACATTCGGGGCAAATGAGCCCATCGGACTCGTATTCGTGGACCTTCATCACGTCTTCGAAGCGCCCGCAGCCGTGTCGGCACTCTCCTTCGTACAGTGGCATAACTATTTCCCCTTGATCCCTTCTGGAAGACTGAACGGAGCGCCTCCGAAGCCCGGCATGGGAGTACCCGCCCCTCCGATTCCATTGGGCGGAAGCGGAACTTCCGTGCCCGGAGGAAGAGCCCCGGTCGCTCGGGTATCCTCTTCGGATAGCCCCTCGGGCATTGGCGGGGCCATGCCCATGCCCGGCGCAGCTTGGCCCATCTGGGCCTGGGCCATCATCTGCTCTTGCTCCAACTCTTGGTCGCTCTTGAGAACATCATCCATCTGGAGCAGTTCAAGCAACTTCCTGGTGAGACGCTGCTGGTCTACAACTGCGCTCTCTTGGAGCAAAGGAAAAAACTGGCTCAAGTTGCGAAGCTGTACGAGTCGATTGTTCTCCGTCGGAGAGTAGGGCACCGCCTCGTAGTCGTACTCAAGGGGT